GGAACCATGCCCACGTCCGGGTTGGTTGCTGTCGACTGGTCTAAGGAAGGATCGGTAACGATCAACATTGGGGAGGCGGAGGAAACCAAGATCAACATCGAGGAGGCTGATACTGCGCTGAGGGTGCTCTACGGAAGTAGGGATGTCAACATCACCGCTGAAATCTACAATACCTCTCTTGATTCGATGGCACAGTTCTTTGGTGGAGAAGTAGCTGTAAGCGAATGGACACCTGACGCAGAGATGGCTGCCGAAAACCAAGCTGTCGAGCTTACCACGCGCTCAGATTCCGGAAAGGCGATGAAAATCAACATTCCTGCTGCAGCAATTATGGCTTCCATGGGCGGGAATCTTACGAAAAAGGATGGCTTGACCATCAAGCTGAAGATTACCCCGCTTATCGTGGTTGCCGGTACGCCTCCATGGACTTGGGAAGAAGTCTAGGAAGCTAGGAGCATTGAAGGGGGTTCGAATCCCCCTTATTCCACCACTAATACTTACAAAAATGAGTGAACAGGTAGCTAAAACGCTTACAGAGGAGCCAATCCAGTTTGAAATAAGGCCAAGAAGAGCAGGGTTGATGAAGGTGCTTGAGCGGCTAAGAATTCTTAAAAAAACGAGGTCTTTTAGCATATACCCTGCAACATTGGGCATGCTGGAAGAGATGGCCGCAAATGGTGAAAAGGTGAACATTGGTGACATATCCGGTATAGGTGAAGCTATTTCTTCAGCCAGCAAAAATGGGCTGCACGTTTGCCGATTTTTAGCCGTGGCCATACTTCGCGATAAGGGGCCTATTGCCAAGGTTCGTGTGGAGATCCTTGCTAGGTTTCTTCACCAAAACCTAACATCCAAGAGCCTTGCGTCACTGGTTGATGTGGTGATAAAGCAAACCGACATCGCTTTTTTTTTAAGCATTATGAAATCAATCGAAAACAAAGACGGGAAAGAAAAGAGCGGAAAATCGACAACTCCCCCTGGGGCATCGCAGGCGGAGCCATAAAGTATTACCGATTCTCCTGGGACTTTGTCCTTTGGGGAATATCGATGCAAAACCTGATGCTGCTGATGCAGGCCATACAGGATTATGAGGATAGCGATGAGGTGGATGAGGACGAATTTGAGGAACTGTTTAAGGGGAATAAGCGATGAGTGGTGCAGTTGACGAAAGCCTATACTTTGTAAGCCGAATAGACCTAGATGGTCTGAGAGGGGATGTAGCCAAAATTGAGCAGCAGCTGAGGGGAATAACCAGCACGGCCAAGGGTGAAGCGCAAAAGTTCGACGATACCTATAAACGGTTGACTCAGGTAGTTGCTGGATACTTTTCCCTAACATTTGGAGCACACCTTGCCTCAAGTATTATTGAAGTTCGTGGTCAATTCCAGCAGCTTGACATTGCATTTACTACCATGCTCGGTAGTAAGGAGAAATCATCAAAGTTAATGGCCCAAACGGTTGAACTTGCGGCCAAGACACCCTACTCACTCCTTGAAGTTGCACAAGTGGAAAAAGGCTTAATCGCCTTTGGTGAAGATGCTTCCAATGTTGCTGATACCATGACGCGCTTGGGAAATATTTCCTCTGGAACTGGGGCCAATATTGGTGAATTGGGTCAGGCCTACGGAAAGGTTATGAGCAAGGGAAAGATGCAGGCAGAAGAGCTCAACCAGTTCACAGAGCGAGGGGTTCCTATCGTTGCTGAACTTGCCAAAATGTATGGGGTTACTGCGGCTGAAGTTTACAAGATGGTGGAGCAGGGAAAGGTTGGCTTTCCTGAATTGCAGCAGGTTATTAAGAACGTTACCGATGAAGGAGGAATGTTCTACAACCTCATGGAGAAGCAATCCACCACGTTGACAGGTAAGATTTCCAACCTTGGTGATGCGATCGACAACATGTATAATGACCTCGCTGCAGGAAACGATGGTATCGTTGGGGATAGCATTGACGGTCTTATTTCGCTAGTGAACAACTACGAAACGGTGCTCAAGGTATTGGAGAGCATGGTTGTGGCCTATGGTGCTTACAAAACGGCTCTGATTGTCAATTCAATGACAATGAAGGGACTTACCATTGCTGAGAACCTTCACCGTATTGCAATGATTGCAAAGGAAAAGGCGCTGAAGCTGGCCACTATTGCACAGAATGCTTTCAATAAAGCCGCTATGATGAATCCCCTTGGGCTGATTATTGGTGGTTTAGTTGCGGCTACCGGTGCACTGCTTATTTATGGAAAGTCCTCAAAATCGGTTGCAGAATCACAGGATGCAGCCGCTGGTTATACGGAGGAATACTCCAAGAAGCTTACAGAGCAGCGGGCCGAACTTGAAAAAAACATTTCAATTGCTTCAAATAACTACAAGTCGCTCGAGGAAAGGAATAGCGCACTTAAAAGAGTCAAGGACTCTAGCAATGGATATCTCAATAGCCTTACGCTTGAGAACCTGAAAACATCAGAAGGAACCACTCTCCTTAAGAATTACAATGAAGAGCTGGAGCGCAAGATTCGTTCTGACGCCTTGGCCGACAAAAAAACGGCCATATTTAAGCAGAAGGCCGACCTTGAAATTCAAAATGATAAGCTCAATAGCGCTATAGTGGCAGTTCCTACCACTGAAATGCAGGAAATCAGCAACAAGCAAAATCAGCTTGCCCTTAAAATCAACCAAGATTTAATTGCTGGCCTTGATACTCAAATAGCCAAACTTGATGATATTGATAAGCGGTTAAGCGCAGGACCTAAAGGTAACGACAAGGACATCCCTCAAACCATTGCCGATATTGACAAAAAGATCAAGGAGTTAAGGGATGCCCAGCTAACGTCAACAATCAAGAGTGAATATGAATCCTATGAGGCTAAAATAGCAGTATTGGAGGCCAAAAAGGAGGCCATTACTGGTAAAAAAGCAGATAAGGAAGCCTCTAAAGATGAGAAGGATGCTGCCAAAACTGAGCTAGATGCACTCAAGGAAGAATTGGACAACAAGAAGTATTTCTACAAGGACGATTTAGCTGCATACCAGCAATACCTTGCAGACAAAGAAGCCCTTCTTTTTGGTTCTGGGAAGGATGATCAGCTGAAGGCCGTTCATGATGCACAGAAGGATAACGACAGGGAGATTGCCCAGAACTTGGCTGACTTAGCAAAGAAGTATGAAACCTTTGAGCAGCAAAAAAAGGATGTTTCTGCCAGGTATGCTAAAGAACGGCTAACCCTAATTGAGGCAGGGAAAACCGAGGAAATCGCCCAGCTGGATAAGGCGGAGAAGGAAGAGCTAAAGAACATGGAAACCAACCATGTTAAGGAGAATGCCTCCTACCAATACCTATTTGAAAGCATCGATAAGCTTAGCGTTGATGCACTGAAAAAAAGAATTGCCCGGCTAAAGCAGGATTTGGCCATGACGGCCACTACCGCAGAGGAGAAGTTGGCTTTAGAAAAGGGATTGGCAGAGGCCAGCGAGGCTCTTGTGTCAAGGGCTCCAATGGCTGCACTAAAAGAGTTGAGTGCAAGGGCAAAAGAGCTAAAGAAGCAAATCAAGGAGGCAAAAACGGATGAGGAGAAAGCCCCACTTCAGGCAGAGCTGGATGGTGTCACCCAGAAGAAGGGGGAGGCTTTAGCAGATGTATTTGGTAACGTTTCAAGCCGTCTAGGTGAGGCAAAGGAGCTGGCTGGAATGTTCAGTTCGTCCCTAGGTGAGGCTGTAGGTATGGCCTCCGATTTAGCCGGTTCATTTGCTCAAATGGCATCCGGTAACTATATCGCTGGGGCCATTGGTATAGCAACAACCCTCGCTAAAGTCATTGTGGGAAATCAAGGGCCTAGCTACGCGGAAAGGGAAGCGGCCAAAACAAAAGTCCTAACCGATGCAATTACTGAAACGAACGCTGCACTGGAAAGACAAATAAGGCTTACTGAGTTACTTCAGGGATTGCAAAAGAGTGCTGGCTATGCCGATGCTATACAGGAAACTGCTGATGCGTTCAGTAAGACCACGACGGATTTAGAAAACGAGCTAAAGGCGTTTACCAGTAAAATAAACGATACCAAGGCTGTATTGATGAATAATTTTATGAAGGAAAAATTCACCAACATCCTTGGAACAACAGATGAAGGCCAAAAGCAACTTGCAGATATACGAGCTCTTCTAAATAGTAAGGATTTTAAGGACTTTACAAACGCAGATTGGACTAAGGTAATTGATGCTGCTGCTGGACAGGAAAAAGAAAGGTTACAGAACCTTTACGATCAATGGATTTCGCTTCAGCAAAAGCAACAAGAATACTTCAATACCTGGGCTGAAGGGCTGACCGGCACATCCTACGATAGCATGGTAGAGGCCATTGCATCCGGATTCGAAGATGGTAATTACTCTGCGGAGGAGTTTTCCAAGAACTTCGAAACATTGATGAAAACGGCCATTCTTAACGCGCTAAAAACGCAGTGGATTGAGGAGCCCATGAAGGAGTGGAACGCACACTTTGCCGACGCCATGAAGGATGGGGTTCTCACCAAGGAGGAGGCTGATAACCTGAAGGCAGAAATGCAAACCATCAAGGACAATGCTGCGGCAGGATTGGAAGCCATTAACCAAGCCGGCATTGATTTGCTCGGTGACACAACCGATAGCGCAAAAGGTCTCTCGGGTGCCATTCAGGGCATGAGCCAGGACAGTGCCGATCTCTTGGCTGGCCAGATGGGTGCTATTCGAATACATGTTGCAGATATTGCCGCTGCGATTACAGGAAGTTTCAATAGCGACCTGAAAGATGCCTGGAAAACACCAACTGACCTACTAAGCAATACACTCGGGGTAGGCATTGGCAACATGAGCGATAGCCTCATGCTTATGCAGGAAACATCTGCCAGAGCTAACGATATTCTATTGAATATACAAAACAACACAGCAAGGCTGTGGAACATTGAGGTATTGCTTTCAAACTTGAATAGCGGAGGCGTAAGCAATGGTGGTGGATACAACAATTCATTTCGGGAAGACCGAATAATGGGGAGGTAATATATGCTGAGCGGAAGATTTACTGTAGACGGAGTTGACCTTTATGACATCTACAAATTCATTGTCGAAAAAGCGGATGGGTTGGATGTTCTGCCAAAGCCCAAGAAACGGACTACTTACGACTGGGCAGACGAAAGTGGAGTGGAAGTTGATCCTGCCACTGACCTAGTTTTTGAGTCAATGGGAATAACGCTTACAGGTAGAGTCGTTGGAAACAGCTACAGCCTTGGGATGAGTAAAGTTAACGCCTTGCTAGCCTTGATTTCCAAGGATGGGTTTCACCTGCTCAAGAGTGGATTCAGAAATAAGGTTTATCCGGTTCTCCTGGAGGATTCTACAGCCAAGCCTCTTTTTGGATTAACTCGGCAGGAGGTTGTTATTGACCTAACCCTCAAGCTGACCTGCCCCTTCCCCGAGCGTAGGCAGGGAGCTGCTACCGTAACCGCCCTGCAGGCTGTCGCCGTTCGAGTTGATACCGGCAAGGAGTTTTCGGTTTGGTGGGGAGATGGAAGCATGGATAAGGGGTTTAATGAACTCACTCATGAGTACCAAGCAGGAAATACCTACCCAGTGCTGGTGGCAGGAACCGGGATTACTTGGGCAACATTTGACAATGATAGCGTGGTGATGGAGGATTAGCGATGGTGGAGATTTATAGAAATGGTTCGGTAATAATTGATGTTCATCCCGCCGATGGGGACAAGGTGGTAAAGAAGGTAATGGGAGAAAACACGCTTTCACTCACCGCCAATCTTGCCAATGCCTTTAACTTTAGCGTGGGTGATTACCTGTTTTTTGATGGTGAGCGTTACACGCTAAATGTGATTCCAAAGCTTAAAAAATCAGCCTCCAACCTCTTCTCCTATGACCTCATTTTTGAGGGTATTGAGTATGAGCTACGAAAGGCTAGGTTTCTATTTTATACCCAAAATTTGGATTACGTTGGAGGTGCTGACTTTTCATTAATGGGTGACGCAGCCCTTTTTGCCAGGATTATTGTAGAGAATCTAAATCGGGTCCAAACCGGTTGGAGCGTTGGGGAAACAATAACCTCCGAGGCAAAGAACTTAACCTTTTCTAATAACTCCTGCTTGGAGGCAATAACCAGCGTTGTTAATGCCTTCGAAACGGAGTACTGGGTTGGGCAGGACCAAACAATCAATATCGGGATTAGGGGTGACATTCTTCCAGTAACATTTGAGTATGGTAAGGGTAAGGGCCTTTACTCCATAGAGCGAGAAAATGTGTCCAGCTCTGACATTGTTACCAGGCTGTATCCTTTTGGCAGCGATGCAAACTTGCCAAAAGGATACAGGGAAAACGCCAAAAGGTTGCAAATACCAACATCCTATGTTGAGAAAAATGTAGATAAGTTTGGAGTGATTGAAGGGTCTGAAACCTTTGACGATATTAAACCGGAGCGAACCGGTACAGTAACCTCGGTGGGTGATATTTTCACCTTTGCTGATTCTAGCATGGATTTCGACCTAAACGCGAAGGATGAGAATCAAAATACCCTTTACCTCATCCCGGACACCAAGGCCAAAATTCACTTCCAGACTGGGGATTTAGCGGGCTATGAGTTTGATATTACCTCCTACGACCATGCCACAAAAACATTTATCGTAGCCAAGTTCACCAACGAGGTGGCCTATGACCTCCCAAACAACACCCTAAAGCCCAAGGTTGGTGATTTCTACATCCTTCTGGATATTTACATGCCACAATCGTATGTAGATGCCGCAGAGGCCAAATTGCTTGCTAAGGCACAGGAATTATTGGATCAGAAAAGCGAACCGAATGTGGCCTACAAGGTAGCAGTAGATCCTCTTTTTGTTGGAAGAGGTGGTTTTACTTACAAGGCTGGCGACTACGTTGGAATTAAGGATATTCCTTTAACAATTGATAGGAATATTCGGCTTGTATCGGTTACTAGGAGCGTTCCACGGCCGAATGAGTATGACTTTGACCTTGCCGACACGGTTGAGCCTTCTCTTACCTCGCTGGTGATTGCTGCGCTGGATAGAGCTGACCAGGTGCTTCAAATGAACAAGTTGCTTGACCCAGCAAGGGCTAGAAGGAGCTGGCGAACGACGGAGGAGCTGCGAGGGGCTATTTACGATGTAGATGGCTACTTTGATCCTGAAAATATCAAACCGTTTTCTATTGAAACTAGCATGCTCACGGTTGGGAGCAAGGGAACCCAATTTTATACAGACTGCTACTTTCAAGCAAACTACCAAAGCAATAAAAATAGCATAAATGTAGGCAACGGATCATTGGCTCACTTCACAATCGCTGAAACTATCAAAACGTGGGTAATAACCGGTATTAGTGAGACATTACCAGATGATAACCTCCGATATATTTACATTACCTGCCAAAAGGATGCCAATGTTGGTCAGGTAACCTTATCTGCTTCCACCAAAGGAATTGAGGAGGGAAATTACTATAACTTCTTTGCTGGTGTTCTTTCTTCTGTGATAGATAATGCCAGGCAAATATCCCTGCTTTTTGGTTTTACGAGCGTCAACGGTCGATTCATTAAGACTGGCCGGGTGCAATCTGCCGACGGCCAAACATACTTTGACCTTGATTCTGGAGAGATTGGGGGCAATATCAAGTTCAAAAATACATCAGGAAGCTATGAGAGCATTGCTTCCACCGTGAGCAGCATGCAGTCGCAAATTGATGGCACCATTTCATCTTGGTTTTTCGATTACGAGCCAACGCTCGACAATGTTCCTGCTGTGAATTGGGGCGATGCCCAGGTTATGGAAATTCACCTTGGCGACCTATTCTACTGGACCTCTAAGGGATATGCCTACCGATTTCAAAAGATTGGGTCCGATTTCTCTTGGGCAAGAATTGCAGACACAGACATAACCTTAGCCTTAGCTAACGCTGCAGCGGCACAAGCAGCGGCTAACACTGCCAATGCGCTGTTATCCGATATTGCTAGCGATAGCAAACTGACTCCAAATGAAAAACAGGCAATAAAGAAGGAGTGGGACATTATTCAAGCAGAGTTTGCAGGAGTGGAGGCGGCGGCAGATAACCTTAGCCTTGGCTACGATGACTACGACGATGCTTACTATGCGCTGAGTGCCTACATAACCCCATTGCTGGCCAATATGACAACAACTAGCACGATTGATTCGGCAACGTTCAACGGCATTTTCTCGACTTACTACATGCAGAAGCTTAATTTGCTCAATACAATTAGTGCAACCATTAACCTGACTGCCAGAGCTGCGTTAAATCAAGCCAATGCTGTTTTTCCTAAAGATGATGGACTAATGGCCCACTGGAGCTTCGACAACGATCCGATTATTCCGGACGGTTCAACTCCTACTTACCAGAGTGTTAAAGATTGGGTTAATGGGGTTGATGGATGGAATGGTAGTAGCTCTATGATATCAGTTGAAAATAACGCATTAAAATCTAGTAACTCAATTAATGCCAATGGTGCTGTAATTATTCGAGATTGGAGTGAAATATTTAGAGGTAAATCACTAATTATCAAAGTAAGAAGCAAGAATCCTATATTCAATTCCTGTTATTATACAGGAACTTCAATCGTTATTGCTGACAATCCTGTAGTTATCGATCAATATAATTGGTTAGTTCGCTTTGACAATATACAGGTAGATGGCTTCCCTTATTTGTATATTTATCTGAATAATGGTGCTGTTGGACAAACAGCATGGTTTGATCTTATCTGGATTGGCAATATTTCGTTTGCTAGCGAAGTTCGGGACAATTCAGGCAACGGAAATACTTTATCTACGGCCAATGGTAGCATAGCAGTACCTACCGGAGTGAGTGGAAATTCTCGGCGTTTCAATGGTACAGAATACCTTTCAACAGACTCTACTAAATTCAGACTTCCTGCATTTTCATTTTCCGTCTGGTTTAACTCTCCTGGGATGGCTGCAGGTCAAACAGAGGGTGGGATGTTTACGTTAACTTCATACTGTAGGTTGGTCATTAATTCTATTGGGAAAGTGGTATTTTATTTGTGGAGCGGTTCATCTTGGAAAAGTATTACCACTACAATTACTTTGTTTAATGGCTGGCACCATGCAGTAGGTGTGTTTGACGGTTCAACTATGTATTTATATGTAGATGGTGTTATAATAGGCAGTTTAGCTACAACAATTGTATACAGTAATTCACTGCTATATATTGGTTGGGATGCTAATAATGTGGCCTATCACTTCAATGGCATGCTCGACGAAATAAGATTCTACAGCCGTGCATTGAATTCCAATGAGATATTG